CCTAATCACACCCAAGACAAAATCAAAAGCTTTAACCGCCGCGTTCTTGATCCCGTCCCACACCAGGCTAAACCCGGTGAAGATGAATTTTGCATAGCCAATATAAAGGCTAACGGCTTTTTTGATAACGTCTGCAATTATATTGAATACTTTTGAAACAACACCAGTCAAAGACCCCCAGATTTTTTGCAATGCCTGAACAAAGAAGGTTATAGGCTTGACATAGATTATTGTAAAATAGCCAACTATCACATTTTTTACTGCGTCCAAAATGCCTTTAACTATGTTTACAAGACCACCCCAAATAGCTTTGATACCATCAACAAACGCTGTAAAGGCACTTGAGAGGAAATTACCAATACCAGAGACGATTGATTTAATGCCATCATACAAGGCTACAAAAAAATCTCCAATAGCAGAGAATACAGATGATACCCCCTCTTTCAAAGATTCCCAAAGAGCCGAGAAGAATGCCGCTATCTTGTCCCAGTTCTTGTAAATCACTATACCGATTGCTACAACCGCCGCAAGAGCCAGGAGCCAGGGGTTAGCCATCAACGCTGTACCAACTTTTGCAAACAAAGGTCCAAGCCCGGTTACGATCTGAGACACTTTCGCAAGTGTGCTAATCACTGGCCCAAGAGCAGCCACTATACCGCCAATAACAACAATCGTTTTACGAGCCTCTGGGCTAAGGCTTGTGAAGGCATCCCCGAGCTCTTGGATTATCGGTATAAGTTCTTTGGTAAACTGTTGAATAATCAAACCAATCTCGCCACCCACTGGCTCAAGTGCAGTAGCCAAACTCTTTTTAGCTATGTCAAGAGATTTAGGGAAGTCCGCTGTTTCTGCCGTAAGATTGTTAATCGTTCCAGCCGTGTTCTCAAGTTCGCTGTTAAGTGCTTTGTAATCAAAAGCCCCGGCCTCTGCCGCCTGCAAAACCTCAATGAACCCTTTACCAAAAGTGTCTTTAGCAAGAGCAGAGGCCCCGGCCTCATCACCAGCCGCAACCAAACGTTGTATCTCTGCAATAACACTATCAAAAGCATCTTTACCAGTCTTCCCGGTTGCCTTAAACGTATTGGATATCTCCTCATTTACGTTCTTGATCTTGGTCTCGGTTGTTGCAAGGTCTCTCTCAAGGGATGCTACCGCCTCTTTGGCGGCAAGCACCGTTGATTCTTTTGCTTTAGGGTCTGCCAAAACTTCTTGTAGCTTCTGGTTAGCAACAGTGAGCTTACCGACTGTGTCGGTTCTACTTGCTTCCAGGTCAACCAGTTTCTCTTGTGCTTTCAAAAGGTCTTTGTTAGAACCCGTTGATTTAATAATTGATTTAGTTAAACCAGCCAACACACCATCAGCAGAAAAACCAGCCTTCTCGGTTTGCGCCAAGAGTACCGCCGCCTCCTCTGCCGTGAAACCCAGTTGTTGGAATTTAGCCGCGTTTTGTTCTAAGGTTCCGATTAACTGTTCAAACGGTACACCCGTTTTTTGTGCAATAACAAAGAGCGTGTCTAACTGTTCTGTTTGTTTATCTACTGGTATATCAAACGCTGAGAAAAAGCTAGCCACCGCTACCGGATCAAGAGATTTGCCCGTGAGTTCACCAACGTTTGCAATCTGTGTAGCCAGAGCCTCAAGGGGTTTACCCGTTAGTTCAAGCCTACTGTTTAGAGTTGATATAACATCAGCAGCATCACCAAAGCCCAGGCTTGAAGATGTAGCGACATTTTTAACCGCCGTCTCAAGGCCTGCAAGCTCCTCACCAGTCGCCCCGGTTTGTATACGGACCTTATCAAGCCCCTCATCAACAGATATGAAAGAGGCAACCGCCGCTGTTCCAGCAGCTAAAAGAGGTGCAGTAACTTTTAATGATAGGTCTTTACCTACTTGCTCAAAAGACTTACCGATCTTCTCGCCAAAGGTTTTCCCGGCTTTTTCTGCCGCCGGGCCTACGGCATCATCTACGCTGTTAGATAGTTTAGAGGAGAAATCGTCAGCAAGAACGATACCTGCAACAACGTTAAGGATTGCACCTTCTACACCCGCACCGCGACCCGCCATTACTTATCGCCTCTGCGTACTGGTACTTTCATTATCCCAATCATCTCTTTAAGAGTAGTGCCCGAGCGTTTAGATGGCTCTTTCTTCTTATCCCACGGCCTCGGTATGGTAATTGGTGGAGGTAGTTGAGTACCCTTCTTTGAGTTGGCTTGTAGATACAAACGCCTAAACCCGTCAAGCATCTCTATTGTTATAGCTTGTAATTCGTTTTCTGTGGTCCAGTTTCTTTGCATAGAACGCCAGACCGCGGCCTCTGGTGGCAACCATTTTACAAGAGAATAAAACCGCCTGGTTGAGATCTGGTTAGGGCCGTATAACTCTTTGCCAAGATGCAAGTTATAGTATCTTTGAAAGTCTGCCTCTAAGGCTTCGTAATGCTCACCTGTTAGGCTGGTGAGCCCTGCAATTTTCCCGGGTCGGCTCCATAAATCGCCGCCACGTTTTCAAGCAAGATTCTCATATCTTCAACACTTGGGTTTTGTTTCAAAAACTCTTCCCATTGTGAACCAAGCAAAGATTTAACCGCAACAATTGCAGACTCAGCATTAGCACCCGCCGCTGCTTCTGCGAGTGCCCACGGCAACTCAGAAGGCAACGTCCACTCTTTACCGCCAAACTTTATTACTGGCGTTTCTTTAGTGGCCTCTGCGCGTGCCGCGCGTGCCGCGTCAAGGTCGATAATCCGACCAGACATCACGACCCCGCGGGTTCGAGTGCTGGGTCGTCAGAGACGAGATACCAGGTATCGCCGTTGTCGTCTTCCATAACAGAAAGAGTAATTGGCAAATCAGCGGCCCCGGTGCGGACAATGTTTGTCTCAACAGATTCGGTGGCAACGACGCGAGCCAGAACCAAGCGATAATTTTTAGCCCCATCGTTCCAATCGACTATAACGCTCTTTTCCAACAAAGCATCACCAGCAGCAGGCGGGGTGTAAGTGTATTCGCCACCAGCCTCGGTAATGTCTCCACCACCAAAAGCAAGTTCAATGTTAGCTGCCGACCATTCACGCAACACAAACGAGACATCCATTGTGCGCCCGGTGACCACGCGGCGCACTGGCATCAAAGATTGAAAAGCTGCAATGTCAGCGACCTCAACAGAGGAAGAGATGGTGATACCATCTTCCGAGATATAACCTACTGCGTCAAAAGCAGCGTTCAACGCACCATCAACGGTGGTTGGTAGGGTTGTTCCTTGTGGTGCAATCGAGATGGTGCCGTTAGAACCAACAAGAATGTTTGATGGGTTGCTCATTTGGTGTTATGCCTCCGGGTTTGGGTGAATATGAATCGTTACACTTCCGAGATATCTTGGCTTGTCAGTCTCCGGATCTGGAGACCAGGCAAGCCCGGCATCGACCTCAGAAGAAGTTACGATACCCTCTTCCACCAGTGCAGCCTCTGGTAGGGATTCCAAGACGGATAAAGCCAGTACCGCCGCGTCAAAAGCATCCCCCTTTGTATCGGCCCACGCCTCAACCGTTATACGCATAGCGTACAACCAGCGTTGAACCGCAACGGTTCCACCGCTCAAAGATATTCTAAGCCTGGGGAACGTTGCATTAGGGGGAACCTCTGAAGATATCTTGTTCTCTCCCAATAAATCAGTTAGTTCCTGATTGTCAAGAAGATAGCCTATTACAAGCTTTTCAATATTGGGTATCATTCACTACCACCACCAGATGCCGCCTCTCGCTCTGCCGCCTCTCGCTCTTTTACTTTCTGCAAGTAAGCCTTTCTTCTGGCAAGAGCGGCCTTAATACGTTTACTCAATTCTCCCCGGTTCTCGCTTCTCTTAGGCTCATACATTATCTCAAATTGTGCCCCGTACTTTTGCGCCACTTGCTCAGCAGCGTTTGTTAAGATCATTCGAGGGGGCATAGCCAAAGTACCGTACTCTATCCAAACTGCTTTCCAGTCATAGTTTCCAATAAATCCAACAAGACCATTATAAACTTTAAAATCAGGGTCCACCATACGATTTTTTAGATTGTAAGTTCCATTTATGATTATGAATGTGTCCAAGTATCTATGTTTGTTTCTCTGGCCACGTCTGCGCCGGGCGACACCGGGACCGCGCTCACCTCGTCCGCTTTCAGTTTTTAAGTTAGCCTGGCTGCGCAACTTTTCAGCCGTGAGTACTCTGGTCAAAAACTCTTTGGCATAATCGCCAGAATCTTTAGCGGCTGATTGCGCCGTTTGTTCTGCTAGGGCTTTTATATCATCAACAACATTGGCCAACAAATCAGCAGTCTTTTTAGAGCGTGTCAATTGAGCCATTATAACATCAAGATCAATTTTAAGCTCTGATTTCTGGGGCTCACTCATATTACCGACCTTCTCAAAGAAACTTCCCAATGGTGCGGCCCGCGAGAATCCAGGCGCATTATAGGAGCACCGTCAACCTCATAAGTTGCACCCTCTACCTCTATCCTAACGTAAGCATCCAAAGATACAGAGGCATCAAAGAAACCAACCGCGTCTGTTATTACTGTGTCTCTGTCGGTCACCGTCTCTGAGGTAGTGCTTATGTTTATGCGACAAGGTACGGTGTCCTCGTCTGCCTCAAACGTTGTTATCTCATTGCCGTAATCATCATAGCCATCAGCCGTTAAACGATAGATTGTTGCAGTCTGAATCAAAAGGTTAGTAAACACTTACCGCCTCTTGTATTGGTCAAGTAGTATTAACTCGTCTGCTTGAAAGTTTACCTGGTTGTAAGTAACCGAGTAAGCCCCGATGCTTTCTTGTCTTACAGAGCTTGGCGTGTCAAGCAACCGGGCCGCAAGCCTCGCCGTTATAGAGACAATGATAGAAGGTATTGTAGCGTACCCGTGAGTGTAAGTAACCGTAATGCTTCTTAGATCAGAAGGCCAAAGACCGTTCACTCTACGCAAGTACCCATCCGCTGACCATTGGTAATCATCACCCTCAACCAAAACCCCGTCATCCTCGGTCTCTACTGCAACCTCAGAGACCGGGATTTCTGGCAACAAAATAACTTTGGTCCCAGTGCCGTCTAAAACAATTTCATCATCCTCAACCTCTGTCAAGGTTTGTTGCAAGGCGGCTTGAACCATAGCAGTAGCCGTGTCAAGGGCAGCTAATGCAACCGCATCAGCCTCGTCTATTTCTCTCCCTAAAACGTTTGATAGGTCTTCAGTCGTTGCAAACGCCATCTTCCTCTACCTCCTCTATCTCTGGTTCTGCTTTTTTCTTGGATGTTTTCTTAGAGGCTTGAGGCGTTATCTTTTTTGTCGCCTGGGGCTTTACAGAATCAACACCAAACTTCTTTAGTTCTTTCTCGTTAATCCTCAAAAACAAACCGGGGCGTACCTCAACTCTAATCATCATATTTCTACCAGTGCCTGAATATGGCAGGAGCGGGGGCTTTCACCCCCGCCCCTCTCCGCTTGTTGACTTTGGTTATCAGGAACCAGCAGTCAAATCGACAACCGCGAACTTGGCTGGTTGTACGAGACCAAACGTGCCTCTCCACTGAGCAACCACGGCAGTTAAACCACGAGTCGCGAAATCATCGTGGCTAGGATACAGGGCCAGTGAGATTGGTGCGCGCTGGAAGAGTACGCCCTGGCTGAACTCACCGACGATTGCCGTACCAGACGGAACCGCTGCTGAGGCAACGCGACGGATACCCCAAACGGTCGGTGTGGTAGAGGCGGCTGGTCCACCAAAGTAGTAGGTACCAGAGTCGTTGAGCAAGTCAAGCTGTTCCATGTCGTCGTGCGACATAACAACCGTGAGTTGTCCACGTGCGTTGCCATCTTTGCGAACAGCAGTAATGCCCTTCAAGATGGTTGTCACCAAGTCGGTATCGAAAGCCACAGACTGGGTGCCTGACACTTCCAAGATACCTTCGATGTTTTCGCCCGTGCCATCACCGCTAATGATCTCATCTTCCACCTTTTCCAAGATGGAGGAGCGCAAGAACGCATCAACGAGGCCAGCCAACTGACCAGCATCAGCAAGAGCACGGTTCGAGACCGGGAGGAATGCGCGGAAGTCGCGCACCGGAATCGAAACCTTCTCAAACTTCATCGTTGACTCGGATGGGGCTGAACCTTCAGCAACGCCGTTAGCGTTGTTGACGGACTGACCCGCGCCGTAGTAAAGAACGCGAGCAAGGTCCACAACGTCGCTGTTAACGTTGGTCTGAGACAAGAGACCAAGCACGCTGTTTTCACGAGCGTACGAGGCATCCGCACCGGGGACGCGGTAAGCATCAATCAAGGTGCCTGCATAGTCATCAGATGCGCCAGTGATGGTGGCCTTCATTCCAGCTACTGGAACGGATGGGGAGTTCGGGGTGGAACGACCATCAAACGAGCCGTTTGCCGTAGCGCGTGCGTGCCAGGCTTTGAACTCTGCGTTATTGATCAGACGCTCACCAGGGGTAGCACCCTTAACATCATCTGCCTTAGGTGCAGCGGCGGCGATATCCTCACCGATTGAGTCAACGGCTTTGCGCAACTCAGCATCTGCCTTAAGAGCTTTCGCCCCGGCAATTGCCTGTTCCACAAGTCCGCGCTCTTGTTCAGTCAGCGCGCGGCCTTCGGCGGCGGCTGCTGATGCGATTTCTTTTGCTTGATTAACAAGGTCTTTCATTGTTGGTTTTTCTCCTGTTGTTAGGTATTGCTACTCAGTCTCTATTTCGAGATCAAGTATAAGTTGGGCTGTTTCTGCATCCAGTGGTTTATGTTCCACTGTTTGACTGTTCGCCTCATCCTTGACCAAAGGCTCCTCGGATTTGCTACCATCATCAGCAGTTAACGAGCCGAGCACATCTTGCAAAATTGAGACCGCATCTTTAATACGGCTCTCATTTTTGCTTGACAATACTCGTCCCGCCTTAGCACCCGTGCTCTTTTGGGTAGGGTTGTCAAGTTTCTCGGATTTTTCTTCCGTCAAAGTTAGCTCAGAGAATCTATGCCCGGTAAAATTCTCAGTAGGCATCCATTCTCCGTCCTCGTCTTCGTATTCTCTGACCAAAGCTAATGGGTCTTCTGGGTCTGCCACAAGGCTCATTGGGTCTCCCTCAACACCAAACGTACCTTCCGTCATAATGTATTCCACGCGACCATAGCCACCAGCCCACTCAACAAAAGAGCCTTCTTCAAGTTCACCTGGCTCAGCTTTTGCGGCCTGCAATGAACGCACACCAATAAGGCGAGTGGCTGGATTGGCCCCCCGAAGCGTGGGTCCCACCTCGAGGATGGAGAGCTCTTTTAGTTCTCGTACACCGTCTTTACCCCTGCCCTCATCCAAAATATCATAGGCAAAAGAAAACTCGGTAACCACTCCCTCTTTCATCAAAGTTCTAATGTGGTTGGCAGTAGGAGAGTCAAACAATTCTGCTTTAACCAAAAGCCCCTCATCTGTCTCCGCCGCCTCTCGCACTGCGCCAATAAAATAATCAGGGTTATCCCACTGGTGAGACCAGACCATAGGAATTGATTTACCGGACTCGGCATACTGCTCAAGAGATTTTTTAAATGCACCTTTCATTACTCGTTCGCCTACAAGGTCAACATTATCAAAAACAGATACAAGAGCCGTGACCTCGCCGTTCTTGCCCGATTCATCAGCGGACTTAAACTCAAATTTTGCAGAACTGGTTAAACGCTTTATGTTCATATGTTTACTTGTGCCGCTTCTGGTAGTCCTTTCGAGTTCTGCTTCCCAAGCATTATTCATACGAGTTGCCCAAGACCTACCAGGATCCCCGCCCCACAATGCCCAGGCGATACGACCAGCGGAAGGGTAACCATCCTCGCCCGGACTCCAGCCCTCACCTTGCTTGTCTACCTCGTGCCTTGCAAAGTATGATAACATCCTTCTTATGGTTTCTATCGAGAGCGTCCTTCCGTTAGCTAAGTCTCTTGCGCGCGCAACACCAACCGCTGTACCGCCTCTGTTGTATTCACGTCTCCACTCAAGACCGCGCTCAGCCTCCTCACGTACACCCTGAGGTGGTGTCAAATCCGGATAAGCTTTTGTGGAACGCACACCACCAGGCTCAATATCCTCAGCCAAAGATACTGCCACCATTTGATCTATCGCCTCTTGACGTGTTCTATGGCAACCAACAACCTCGCCGTCATCTTTCTCAACGGCCCAACCGGAACAATCGGGATTATCGTTTGAAACGTAATAAGGCATTTAATCCTCGTAATCTAAGATGCATTGACAATTAGCCCGGTCTTGTACATCATCCAAGTTAGGATCACCGGGGAACCTTGCACCGTTAGAGAAGGTGTCATCAAATGGGACGGTCTCGCCATCAAGTGCCGCGTGACTACTTCTTGGGTTTCCGCTCGTTGTCAGCCAAGTTTTGTTTCTAACCCCGCTGGCTTGTGCCGCCTCTGAACGTGCCCATTCTCCAATACCCAAAATCAAACTGGTTGCATAAACCAAAGACATATTATCTATCAAAGAATCAAACAAATCCTCTGTCTCTGCTACCGGGTCATCTGCCTCAAGAGCAGCCTCAAGCCTATCAAACTCTTCCTCTACAACCGATTCTGCAAAACCCTCAGCCACGGCATCAAGATAATTGGCCCCGTTCTCTGGGTCCCACTCACCGATAGTTGAGGCAAACTGTCCAGCCGCTCTTCTTAAAACTGGTTTCATATCTGTTCCAAGTTCGTTTGCAAACCTTGTACGATTAAAAACGTCCTCGGCCTCTGCCTTCATACCGCTTTTCTTTTTGGCTTTGAGTTTAGATAAAACAGATCTACGCTGTCTCTCAAATGCATCTATCATCTCTTCTTGTAGTTGTGTCGTTGCGCGTTTGCGTGTACGCAAAACTCTATCTCTCCGCAAAGCTTTAACGTTTGTTGCGTCAATAGATTTAGCCTCTGGTTGCTCTGACGCTAAACCAAGTTGGCGTTCTGTTGATACCGTGTCCTGGGGATTAGCAAGGCCCCCGGTGATAACGTTGAGAGGCGTTACAAGCTCATCTCCGCCGTCCACTGGTGGCAAGTTGAGCCTCGCCCTGGCTTCATTTCTTGTAAGATATGGAGCACCAACAGAGGCTTG